ACTCGAAGGCACAGATAATATTGCAACAAACGCGGGTGGATTAGGTACTAACTATCATATATGGGAAAAAGGACCGAGCGGTACAAACGAATGGGTACAAAAAGGTTATACCGGACTTTCTGAAAAACAACAAAAACAAGTAGATAATTTTCTTGATAATTTTGAGGACACACAAGAATCACGAACTGATACAGAAGGCACAGGACAAACTGCAGCGACAGTAACAACAGACCTTGTAAAAGAGTTTGGTAACAACATTAATAAGATGATAGAAAAAGGTAAGTTAGTTATTGTAGACAACGTAAGTCAACTGCCTGCTAACATTGAAATGTCTTCAACGGCTAATGGAGCTTATGATCCTACAACTCAAACATCTTATATAGTAGCTAACCGTATACAAAAAGGCCAAGGTCGTCGTGTATTGTTACATGAAATAGGTGAGCATTATGGACTAGAGAAAATGGTGGGTAAAGACTACATGTCACTACTCAACCGTCTCAAAACATTAAGAAAACAAAACGCTGAAGTGCAAACAATCTTTGATGAAGTGCAACGACAATACCCTGAACTAGAAGTAGATAGCAAGCCTTTCTTACAAGAGGTCATGGCTAAGCTGGGCGAAAAATCACCTAAAAACACATTGTTTAGGCGTATGGTAGGTGCAGTCAAAAACTTCCTACGAAGGCTTGGGTTGTACAACGTTAACAACTTTAACGACAGTGATATTCAAGACATGATTCTAAACTCTCTGAGAGTTTCCTTAGCAGAGACTACTGGTACTGTTACTAGAGAACAGGCATCAGGTATACCGGCTTTACAGATGTCTAAAGATACAGAAGCAGTTGAGTACGACGAAGTAAATGGCATATATCTAGGAACAAAAGTTTTACCTGAAGAGAAAGCTCTGATGGATAAAATGATAAAGTATTTTACTGATAAGTTAAATATTAAAGATAGTAATATAAGAAGCGTATGGGAAGAGGAGGTACGAAATAACAGACCTGATTTTGGGTCTGTAGATAGATATTATTTTCATCGAACAGCGACAGGCTACGATAAGTTTATGGACAGCATTTCCGATGCAGTGACTCAACTACCCCCAAACAAATCTTCGTTGTTTATCAAAGACCCTAAAAACAACATATACCAATACGCAGGTGAAAGCTTGGCAATAAAAATAGCAAAAACTAGAAGATTATATTCTTACCAGGACGAATTTAGAAATGAAGTAGAACCCACACAAGAAGCAAGAACTGATACGAACATCCAGTTCTCTAAAGCTGATGAATATAGTCCTAGCACTTCTGCACTTGCTCCTAATTTACCACCTGTTCCTGAAGTTATGTTAGATAGACTAACAAATATAATTAAAAGTGTAAAAGATGCGCCTAAAGATTCTTTGATGGGTTTGTTTACTAAGTTAAGAACTCAAATTGCATACTCTGGTGCAGGGGTTCAAGAAGAGTTAATGGATAAATATAACAATGCTATAACCGATTCTCTTACTGGAAAGGTTCGTGCAGATATTGCTCAGGGTCAATCATTATCTTCTAATGTAATGGCAGCTCAAGCCGCAGAATCAGGCTTTATGAAAATTAATGAATTTGGTATTCCTAAAGTAGTGGATAGTGATAATAATCTTACGGCTGCTTTTAATTTAAGAGATGAGTTAGGTAAAAAAATAGGAGCTACTCAAGCTTATGAAGTAGTTCATAAATATTTAGAAGCTGCTCGACTACAAGAAGAAATTGAATTAAATGCTCAAAGACAAGAGAGAAGAAACAGTATTCAAGAATCTATTAGTAAAATACAAAAAGCAATTAAAGTAGGTCTAATTCCTACCTCTATTATTGTCGACGGTAAAACTAAAAAAGTTAAAAGGATTGTGGTTGATAATGAAAAATTTACTTTTATGGAAGCTGGAAACCAAGTAGCTAAATTAAATAAGATTAAAGGTAGAATAAAAGATATTAATCCAGCTACTCCAGACCAACTAGCAGCGATGCCTGAAGCATTATTGTTTATAAATAAGTTTCCAGAAATAAAAAAAATTAGTGAAATACTTAGAGAACACAATATAAACCAAGTTAATTTTCTTGAATCTACCGGAATTTATAGTAAAGAAAAAGCAGACGAATATAGAAAACGAAAATCTTATGTACCCTTATATAGAGTTATGGAAGACTTAGAATCTGAAAACACTGGTGCTAAACAATATTTTAGTGGGTTTGTTGATCTAGGAAAAGAATATGATTTTGAAGGAGATTCTGATAAAACTGTTACTGATATACTTGACAACGTATTAACTCAACATTTTTGGGCAACTAATGCAGGCTCAAGAAACAATGCTCATATATTAGTTTCACAAGAATTAGCTATTCGAGATGCATCAGATACCGATATTGAATACTATGATTCTTCCCCTACTTCAAAAAATGATGAAACTTATGTGCCTATTTATAAAGATGGTGAAAGAAAATATATAGGTTATACAGATCCTACTTTTGCTACAAGCGTAACGGCAATAGCTCCAGCTACCAACTCAGTAATAAAAATGCTAGGTAAAGTAGCTAAAGTTTTAAGGATCTCAATTACAGCCAATCCTATTTTTCAAGGCTACCAAGTATTTAATGATGCTATAGGTTCAGCTTTAATATCAGGCAATGAACGTCCCTTTGAATTGATGGGAAGAATTTTAAAAGGTGCAGCTGACGATTCTTTTACTAGCGCAAAAGATCCTATTAATAAACAAATGGAACAACTAGGAATTGCTGGAGGTTATGGTCATACGGCAGAAGATATATCTCAAAGAGCTAGAATTAAATTAGGAATTTCTGATGCTGGAAAATTTGAAAAAGGTTTAGACTGGTTTGATAGGTTTGCTGCAAAATCTGATTTAGCCCAACGACGCGGAATATTTGAACAGACTTTAATAGAAACAGGAGGAGCAAAACAACCTGATGGTTCTATTGTAGGAGGTAATGAAATATTAGCAATGAATAGAGCCTTAGATATTATCAATTGGCAAAAACGTGGAGCGAGCCCTACACTTAGATTAATAACCTCTACCATTCCTTTTGCTAATGCATATATTCAAGGGCAAGATGTACTCCTTTCAGCGTTAAGGGGTAAAGGAATTTCAGGTCAACAAAGAAAACAAGCGATAGCTTTATTAATTCAAACAAGTCTTAAAATGTACGTATTAAATACTATCTATGCAATGTTAGTAGCGGGCGATGATGAATATGAAGAGCTCTCAGATAGAGAAAAATTAAGGTCTTATGTAATTCCAGGGACCGGTTTAAAAGTTCCTGTGAGAGCAGAGCTTTCATTACTATTAAAAATGATACCTGAATTAGGGACACAATATTATACTAAAAAAGATACAGAGGATGAAATAGATACTACAAAAATATGGGGCGCTGTAGGAGATTCACTTGGCGATGCTTTATTAGGACCTACGTTATTTCCTCAAGCAGGTAAAGGAATACTAGAAGCAACTACTAATCATAGTTTCTTTACAGGTCAACCTCTTGTCGATCCTTATACTAGTAAACTAAAAACATCTGAACAATTTAATGCAGGTACTTCTGAGTTAGCTAAACTTATAGGACAGACAGGTATTATATCCCCTATTAAAATGGACCATATAATGAGATCATTTTTTGGAACTGCAGGTGCATTGAGTCTTTATATGATAGATGGTACTGCTAATATATTTTATGATGAAAAATTACCTACTACTCCGTGGGATAAACATCCACTTATTGGGCCTCTTCTTTATAGTAAAACTGGACGTGATTCTTTAAATGATTATTATGAATTAAAAGATTTGAGCGATGAAGTATTTGCAACCTTTAATAGGATGGTAAAATCAGGGAAATCAGAAGATGCAAAAGAATATTTAGGGGAAGGTAATAATAAAAAATTATTAGGGGTAAGAAACTATATAAAAAAAGCGGGTAAAAATCTTAAAACATTAAGAGATTATAGAAAACAAGTTGTTAATAGTAACTTAGGCTCTTCTGAAAAAAGAAAATTACTTAATAAAATAGATAAACAAAACACTAATGTAGTAAGACAGATATCTAAGGCAAGATTAAAAGCAGGTCTTTAACCTGTTAACCAAACCCTGATACCAATACACTCGTCTTTAATAGATGGATAAACCCTAACTCTAACCCCTGCACGCTTCGCTCCTGATTCCACTGCAAAAATCATAGCTGACGACTTCAAGGTAGGAATAAAAAAGCTTTCGCCTATTTCCATGTTCTCGAAAGGGAATATCCAAACTGGTTCGCCTTGCATGTTAATCGAATAACTCTTTATTAAAAGCTGAAGTAGGTATTACAAAAGTATCTATATTCAAAGCGCCAGTAGCATCCTTCCATCCGGCACCCATCCTTTTCTTACGTTGTTCTATATCTACCCCTTGCTTTTTCATTTGAAATAAAAATTCTTTTGTACTTATATTACTCTCAATTAAAAACTTACGGAACGCGGGCTTCGATATATAAATTAAACCCTCATCTATTTCTGCACGGATAAGTAAAGGTCCACGAGGTTCCATAGTAACTTTATCCTCCTTGATAGAAAGCATATTAACAATATTATTATTAACAAATTCTCCTATTATGCTCTCATAATCCACGTCGTTAATTTTCTGTACGTTATCCCGGATTGCAATCATTTCACCTACGATATGTGTAAAAATTCTTTCGCTATCAAACTTAATAATCTTGGCTTCATTAGCAATATCTGCCGCAGTCATTGCCGCACAAACTAGGTTCTCATAAAATCGATATGCCGTATCATTTCCAAAGGTCTCATTAAATTTGATAGACCACTTATCTAATAGAGATATAATTTTTTCGTCCCCTATTTTATAGATAGCTTTAATAAACTCTGGTCCGGCCCATCCATAATTAAATCTAAACTTATCAAATATCTCACGTCCCATACTAGCATCATCAGTAAAGATTTGAGGTTTCCTAATAGAGAACTCAATAAGACGAGCCACCTCACCATTAGGGTCTTTCTTCAAAGTAGTTAACTTGTCGTAGAGTGAATGGTTAGAAGTAAATATAGCTATCAATGAAGCTGAAAGTTCATGGTCTCGTTCGGCATTCACTGAAGCTTGCATTCTAATTTTAGACTTACCCTGAGATATGTTATGAATTGTTTGAGATAAAGTCTTAGGTAATATGTTACCTACTTCATCAAGACCAAAAGGAATATTATGTAAACCTAAGAATCTTCCTACCATACCATTCTCAGTAGCATTAAGTACACTTAAATCTTTAGGGTGTCCCCATATGCTTAATGCTGAATAAAGTGCACCTGTTTTAGCAGCCCCAGACTCTCCTGTTAATGAGATGGTTACTCCCGAAGTAGAAGTGTAGTCCATTAAAACTGAACCAAATCCAGCTAACATTGTAAAAGCATGAAGTTCTAATCCAGGCTGATTTAATTTGTTAGCACATGCTTGCCAGATTTCATAGGTTCCGGCAGTCGTCATATGTTTAGCAATGCCTCTACATAGAGGAGAGGTAGGTGATTCAATCTCATGAAGGTCTTGTGTAATTTCTTTCTCACCGATCACAAAAGATTCTCGATTAGGTGTCCATCCCATTTGCATTCTCATTACGTCAGCCTTCTGACGAGTCTGTAAAAATCTTCCCCACTTAATAATATAATCCATGATAGCTCCTCCTTGTCCGTTTTTAGGGTCATACAATACACCATTTTTCGCCATAGCATCCCTGAATTTATCTTGAGCATACACATGTGACATAGGTAAATAAAATTCTATCTCCCCGTCTTGCGGTAAAATATGTTTCATTAATAAACAATCTCCATCCATAGGAGATTTAATTCTTTTGATTGGAAACAAATCATTCTCATACACTAATCTAGGAGGTCTAACTTCGTCCTCTTCTTGGGGAACTATCATATAAATACCCCCCTCCTTTCCATAAACATAGGGAAATAAATCTTTAGGAAGTCCCGTAAGCGTAGTTTGGAGAGCAGGTAAAGGTGCCTTAGCTACCGGAACCAACTCTTTTTTAATAGGGTTTTCTTGAGATGGGGCTTGTTTAAAAAGTTTACCCAAAGCCAAAGGGTTAGTAATTTTTCCTTTATGAGTACACCCCTTACATATACTAGGATTAGTATCATCAAATTTTTCACACGAGTAAGGCTTATCTTGGGATTGAGTAGCCTTTCTTTCTGTAGCATCCTTATTATAAGTAGGATGGTCTTGAGACATTAAGTGAATAGCTGAGTCTCGGTCTTCACAATGTTGAGCTATGGATAATCCTGCGTACCACACTGGCTCCTGTAAAGTTTTAGCGTTCTCTATAATATATTTAATCTGATTACAGCCATCTCCCTTCATACTTTTTATAACGATGTCTTTAAAATTAGATTGATAGTTATCTAGTTTCATATGCTTACGTTGCGCTGCACTTAATACTTTACTGTTGTCTTGTAAAATAGATTCAAAACTTACTTCTACTTTCCCTAAAAACTCTTTAAATATATCAAAAGAATATTCTTGAAATTTATTATCAAGTAAACGTGTAGGGGCAGGGGGTATAGTTTTATAATTAAAAGTATTGGGGGCGCGTAGTATACGAGCTAAATCAGCTGAAACCACCGGGTCAATAAAAAGTCCGTTGTCAAGACAAAAGTTTTTAAACTTATCAGCATATAGCTTCCATTCAGCCGCTGGTACATCTCTGTCAAATATCCAATAAGCATGGATACCTGTACCGCTATCAACTTTAATTGGTGGTGGTAGTTCTTGTGAGACTGTAAATTTTTCAAGCGCTTTGAGTGCTGCATCTTTCGATGCATATCCTTTTCCTTCACCAACATCAAGGTCTACAAAAAATGATCTTACACTTTGAGCCTCGTCGGCTTTTCTGCTATAGCCTTTAAAACTACTCATGGCTACAAAAACATTAGTGTCTGCTTTTCTAGATTCAATAGCTTTTACAAGCTCATCAATAGTTTCTACAAACTTATGTTTAGTTCTTTTTGTTTGAGGGTCTATTTCGCCTAAGCAGTAGACACCTTTTTGTGGGAGTACGTGTTTATAAAATTGTTTTATCATTTGCAGTGACTTTCCATTTTTAGAGTCAACAGGGGGTCCCTACTATTAAATGTAGTTTTTTAAACTTTTTCGGGAGCATATCTATTGTACTACTTTATATTTAGATTTACAAAGCTTATCGCTTTATGACGAGATAAACTAGGCAAATCCCCTTTTTTTAGGGCATTACTAATTGTTGTAGAGGCCCTCTCTACTTTTTTTAAATTACGAGGATGAATATTTTCTCCCCGAAACCATTTATGTAGAGTCCATCTAGAAACTCCTAAAGCTGAGGCTAAATAAATAATAGGCAGTTTAGCTTGAACACATAACTTAGCTAACTCTACTCCCTCAGATAAAGATTCCGTCTTTTCTAAATGTAATAAAAATTTGTCGCTGTAAGGTCTTGTCATATTAATCCTTTAATTTTTAGTAGACCACCTACTGATAATATCTGTAAGGTCATCGTGTTGTTTAGTAGTCCTCGGTGGAACGTTCTCTTCAATTACTTCAAGAACATCTCCTGTAGTTGAAGACTTTATAGGTTCTTTAATATTAATAAATGGATTCTCCATAGGAGTAACAGGGCTATCAGTCTGATAAACAGTTAATGCAATAGCCTGTTCAGCTGCTTTGGATTTGTTTTGTACTTTCACCGTAGGAACATCTGAGCTATCTACAATTCCTCTTGGCGAAAATAAAACTCTAGGTAAAGAAGAACTTGTATCGAACTCCATCCGGGTGATGACCCTTGATGCACTAATATTATTACTCGCTAACATTTGAACATAAGCTTTAAAAGGCCATCGACCTATATCTTCTTTCCCAAATGTAGATGTTGCCGGTAATATAAGTTGTAACACCTCTCCGCCTAAATCTTCCGGTAAAATAACTGCGGTTCTCCAAGATAAACGACACTTGGTAGATGCCCCTTTTATACTATGAGGGCATTCACTACAGATAGATGCTTGCTTATTAGGTACATCATGATCTGGAATTTTAGAATCTGATGACCAACATGTAGGGCTAATCCTTTCACCCTCTTTATAAGCCTCTGCATAAAAAGTTCGTGCTGCTGTGTGAGACATTTTAGCAATAACAACATTCATCTGTGGACTTTCTAACACCGCTACCTCTTCTCCATTTACTATCTTACGAAATACTCCTCCTCTAATTGATATTCTTTTCATGCTCCCACTTAAATTATTAGTGGCAACAGCTAGAGTATCCGCATCCAAACCCTCATCTATAAGAGTTTGGTTTTGTTTTAGTTGTGTAAGTATTTCAGTAGTCATAATTACCTCCTAGGTTTTAGTGCTCCATTTATTCATGATGTCATTAATATCAGTACCGGCAGGTTCCTCATCTGCTGCAGAAGCTCTTACAGTTGGTTCAGGAATAACATCTGGAGCAGGAGTAGGAGCAGGAGCAGGAGCA